TTTCGACAAGTGCCTCAAGGTCGTTTTCATCACTATATAATACAATATATACTGTTTAATTACGATATTGTTTGATATTTTGCAAATCGTAAGTAAAAAAAATAAGAGGTGGCAAAATGCCACCCCTCAAAAAAAATCATTTATTATACAATCCGCAGCGGTACTCTCTGCAAATTGCTCTCAAATCCTTGTAGGATAGTTCAAGGCGACCGTTCTCATCACCCTGTACCGCACCGCAGTCCATAGCTGCCTGAACCGCAGGACGTGCCCATGGTGGCATATTCTTATCAACATAATCATACACCATTGTATTTTGTAAAACGGCTTTCAACTCTTTATTTTCTTCCTGTAACGCCGATATAGCCACCGCCTGTTTTTCAATTAATGATTTTAATTCATTATACTGTTCCATAGTTAGTTCCTCGCTTTCACTTAATTTTCTTTTGAATTTTTCCCACAATTCCGGTTTACGCACAAATGGCTCTGGACATTGTTTGCCCCACACGTCATAATGACGCAGTACATTCTGTGCCGGCACACCGTATTTATTCATCAAATACCGTGTTAATTTAATTGTCTGTTCCACAATTCCGTCACGAATATAGTATTTACCGTCCGCACCGATACGACTGCACATTTCAATCGAAATACTGTTCATATTCCTACAATACGGGTGTTTGTAAATTTTTGTACCACCGACAGCCCACGCCGCCCATTTATCGGGTACAGATTGATATATTCCGTCATCACCGATAAAATAATGTGCAGACGCACCACGATTTGCACCGCTGAAATAATTGCAGTTGTTCAATGCCGTATCGCCGTTATTTGACGTAAAATGAATGACGATATATTTAATATCGCCATTCCTATATGTGTAGCAATTAGACGTGTGGCACTGCGGACCCTGTTTGATTTGAATATCCATTGTTTATACCTCAATTCTTTTTTTGAATTTCAGGAAGACCTGCTATAGATGTTAGTAGAGAAAGTACACCTGCAAGTGCAGAAGCACTCGCTACAAGTACCCAATTTACATCTCCCATAGCTACCGCAGTACCTATAGTGGCAACTGCTGTCTGAGCAACTGTCTTGATTGCTCTTATTCCTGCCGCTTTAATCCATTCTTTCATTTTTACATACCTCCTAATTTTAAAATACTAAAAACCCAACATTTTAATAAAATAACCTATCAAACCGCCGACTAATGCCGTAATAACAGCAGTAATTACTGTTTCATATCGTTTGTTAGGTTTCTTTTCGATTTCGTCTACACGTTCCGTGATGTCATTCACATCTTCACGCATTGCCTTTGTTTCCGTAGCTATAATGTGAACGCTTTCGGTCAACTTGTCCAACGTATCAATTCTGTGGTGTGCCGACTTCGTGGACTGTTCCACGGCAGTCAGCCGTTCCCACATTTCTTTTTGCTCATTTTCCATCATTGCCTCCATTTTTCCGTATTATCACTACTCCTACTACATCACCCAGTTCCACAGTACCGAAATTACGGCTATCTAAACTGTGTCCCCTGTTGTCGCCCATTACCCACAATTCATTTTCAGGGATTGTAACGTCAATGCTTTCGCCTGATTGTTCTTGCGGATTTATGTATGTTTCGTTCTGCCATTCGCCATTTATCGCTACACTGCCATATGTGCTAATCGTCAAATGGTCACCGCCAATAGCAATAACACGTTTAATCAACATATCACCGCCATGCGAAATAACTACAACATCACCACGTTCAACATTTTTGAAAAACGGATTATACAGCAACCTGTCACCGTCATGCACTGTCGGCATCATACTATGTCCTGATACTGTAGTACAGCATATCAATCCCGATGTAACCAGATTAAATATTATCTGTGTAGCCGATAACCCCATTTTTTTCAGTCTATTTATGATTTTTTGCATTTCTTCCGCACCTCACTGTTTTTGTATTTCAACTGTCGTTCTTTGTATGCACACACCGCTGACATATTGATAAAATCAATAATTGAAAATGCAATGCAACCAATGAAATACACTGCGATGCAGTCTGCTTTCAAACCCAATAATATAAATAATACTGTCGGGAATATGCTACTTACAATTGCCGCTATTGTACTGCCTTTACGCATTATATCACTTCCCTTCCGACTTCAACTTTGACTGTTCTATATTCAGTATCTGAAATTTTTTTCAATTTTGCTATGGCATAATCATAGCCGTCACCGTCCTGTCGTTTGATGCGGACATAAATTTCATAAATGCTATCGCTAATATGCTGAATTGTCACATTTTTAGACGGAATTTCTGTGCGTTTGTTGGTTTGCTCGTCCGTATAGAATATTTTATACGGTACTGATTTACCGTTTTCAATAACATAACCGACAGTGATTTTATACTGTTGTTCTGCTTCGCGATACGGATCATCAACCATTCTATTCGTAATTAATCCTATTGCAAAAATAATGATAACCAATCCCAACATCACCCAATATATTGGTGCAGGGCATAGAAACATGCCAGCCCATACAAATTTAAAATATCTGCTCATGCTACCCCTCCGTAATATTCAAAATGCCGAAATATTTATTGTATCCTGCATATGTGTCACGAATGATATATCCGTATGATGATGACGATATATATACACGATATTTCCCAATCTCGGTAGGTGAAACCGTTGTATATTCATCCTCGTTCACATTGAATGTATCATCATTCGCAGAATACGTTTTATATTTCACATTCACGTCACATTGTTTTGACAATTCAACATTGAAACTATGTGGCTGTCCGTCGTATTTTACCGATTGGACTTTATCTGATGTTACATTAACAGCATTCACTGATATTGACATATACAAATCACATTCACCTATTCTGTAACACGACTTATCCGCCGATGTAATTCGTACATATCCTCTGTTTGAACCGCATTTTGTCATGCTCAAAACATCACTGCCGTTATCGTTGAAATAAATTTCAAATTCAACATCACTGTCATTAATACATTCTGCCGTGATTGTATGCGGTTGACCGTCATATAAAAATGAACGTTCTCCAGTCTGCTTGAAATTCAACGTTTTAGGTCTGACACTGATTAAAATATCTTTGGACAGTGTTTTTCCGTTGCTATCGGTCACTTGAACACCCCAATTATAGCCGCCTGTTTGCATTGGTGTTCCTGATATAGTTCCGTCTGATGTCATTGTGATACCGGGAATATTGGAACCCCAAGTTTGTTTCCAAGAGTACGGTGGACTTCCGCCCTGTGCAGTTAATTGCCCTCTACATTCGGTCTTATATTCGCCCAAATACAAATTACTTGTCGTAATCTCAAAACGCTGTATTTGACGGATTTTATCACCATATTCTGAAAACGGTGTATCATCAGGAACATCAACACCACCGTCTATAATTGCCTGCCGTATTTCCTGTTTGACCGCATAACAAAATGTTATGCGGTTATATAAATTGATTAAATACTGCATAATTGGCGATTTTTCAGTCGGATATTGATATTGGGGTGCATATGTATCATTAGAATATAAATTTCGGATATTTTTAGCATAATCGGCATATCCTCCGGTAACAGTACCACCCTTTTCAGCGATAGCCGCCCTAATATCCTCAAATGATGCCATCATTAATTTGAATTTTTCGCAAATCGTCATGATGTTTCCTCCGTCACACCATTTAATTCATCTAACATATCTGACATAGTACCTAATTGTGTATTCATTATTTGCAGTGTACTGTCTAATGAATTAATATTGGATGATATGTCTGACATTGATTTTGAAATGGCTTTGAGGTGTTGTTCAGCAGTTTCCACATTGTCTTTTACCATTCCGGGAACGTCTGCCTTGTCGGCATATCCCGGAATTTTAAATCCCTTTTCTGTTGTCGTTGCCATGCCAATCACCTCACATTACAGCTACTATATCACCGTTATCATCTTTTTGAATTAATCTGTGATATTCAAAATCGCCACAGTCTGAACTTGACGAAATTTCAGCAGAAAAAATATAATTGTCCGGTGGTTGTGGTCCTCTGCCTGACACTGTTGTGCCGCATATCAACGATATATTACCACTGTCATAGTTGTAACATATATACATATAGCATTTATCATATGATTGTGTAGGATAGGTTGCAGTACCTGATACTTCTTTTCTTTCTATATAATTCACTTTAGGTTTTACCACGATATTATAACCATCATGTCCTCCTTGACTGATAGAATATTCTAAATCAATTTTTTTGATTGAATTGATTTTTTGAATTGCCTTTTCCAATCCATCAAATTTGGTGTGAACATCATTATTGAGTTTATCCAATGTTACCACACTGCCTGCAAGTTTTGTACCCGTAACAGAACCGTTAGCAAGTTTTTCTGTGGTAACACAACCGTTCGGATGATCCAACACTGTTGCGGTTTTATGTGTTTCAAAATCATCACGTGTAACCTCGTTGTTTAGCGTGACATTCACATTTATATCTGACGCATTTGATATAATATTCAAAAAATCAATAGTTCTGTACACATGGTTGCTACCATCAAACACAGGGAATGCCTGTGCACCGTTACCGCAATTTGTGTACAAATATAGAATTTCACCCAGATCAGGGTCCTGTGCCATTATACCGATTTCACGCAGATAAAACGGTGTATCGCCGTTTTTTATTTTTAATCGCAGATTAGTCATTCCGGCTGCCACAACAGACACATTTGTAATATCAACTGTTGCAGATGATGACGTTACTCCGGTTTGATGCGATTCGATTTCAGATTTCAGCGCCGTCAAATTCGCTACGTCTTCACCGTCATCTAAATACCCTGTACCGATAACTGCACGGGTAATCTTCAGCGGTACACCTGTTTTCAATTTTGCTTCCAGCAGTAAACCGGATGCCGTAAATTTTATATTTGAAAAACCCTCAATCTTTTTTTCTTCTGCCATATTTACTCCTCCTTGTACAATAGCTCTGCATACGTTTTATTTTTCGCAGTTTCATAATCAATTTGTTGCATTTCTTCAAATGTACGGTATTTTGCCATTTGAATTTGTTCACCGGAACAACCGTCAATCACTGCGAATTTTTCAAAATTAGCACAATTTATAATTCCATCATCAGCCACATTATTATCAAATCCAACAGTTTCATAGGTTTTTGACACTGCACATATACAGACAACAGCAGTTTTATGTTCCTGCGGCTGTTGCTCATCTAATTCAATAGTGGTAGCAATATGTGCAGGAATGATTTCATTGACACTGTTTAAAATTTCTTGCAGTAATAACGGTTTGCAACTTTGAATTTTTATTCTGTAATTGGGATTATCTTCACTGATACTCGCACCGTTATCATATGCACGAACTATATTTTGCAGATTTTCAAACGTTGTAGTTGCCGTATGTAAAAATTTTGTTTTGATTTTACTACGCCGTAATTCCAACGTATCATCAGACAACGGTATTAAAAAATCTGTTTCAAAATCGTGAATGCCTGTTTCATCAGCGTCATCAACAGATAGATTTTTCAATGTTCTATCCAATTTATCGTACAATCTATCAAATTCAACATCACATGGATGTAATAATCCGTGCATATATTTTGAATTTTTATAGTATTTCGGCAACAGATTTTCAATGTTAGTCAATTTTCAACACCCCCAACACTGCAATCTGTGTTTCAGTTATCGGGACATTATTTGTAGATTGATTAACTGTCAAATTCGTATAGTCGGTTACACCATCCGTATTCAAAATCGCCTGTCCTATTTTCGCATAGGACACATAACCCTTTGAAAACGAAATTTTCGTCAAATATTCAGATATATTTTTTTTGATATTCTCTGTGACATTTCCCGTCATTTCGATTTTGCACGAAACATTGATTGCAATTTCTTCAGCTGTACCGACTGTCAAATCCGCTCCAACCGGTTTCAAATCATCAATGTATTCTTTGACTTTTTCGACAAGCTCCGCAGGAGCTATTTGATTTTCTGTATCAACAATGATGACTTTGACCGTCCCCGGTCCGTTCCATAACGGGATACACTTAGCATCACCTACTCCCGGAACGGATTTTGCCCACGATATATATTGATATTTGTTACCACTTGTAACGGGTCGAGATATATATTCATTATATCGTTCACGCAGTTGTGTATCTGTTTCGTCATTGCTGCCACCTGTGGTTGCGTGTTCATTCGTAACCCGTAGCAATCCACTGATTGTAACCGGAAAACGATTAATATAGCCGGCTAAAACATTCCCCTGTGTTCCGGCTGTATCACATATGACTGGTGCTGATGCAGTTCCATCATCACCTATTGTCACCGTATCATTCACCGTAAACATGACGTTTCCGGCTGCCACTTTGCTACCG